GTATAATGGCATTATTTTAGATAATAAAGATGTATGGATTTCCAGCTACTTATTGATGGGCTATACTCGTACCGCAAAAGGACATATTGTTAGTGCCACTCAAAATGCGGCTGGTGGTGGTGGTTTCGCGGAATATGCCAGTCATAATCATGCGATAGACAACGATTATACAGATTCAATTATCTATACGGATACATTAATTGCTGGTGACTATGTTGCTATTATGCCGATGGTTTCCGAAGACAACAGCAGTCAGCAATACATTATTTTAGACAAGATTCAGAGGTGCCAATAAAATGTCAAATCCTTTTGTAACAGGAACAATAGACAGTACAACAACTTTCACTTTACCGATTTTTACAGAATATGCATGGGATTTTGAACATGATTGTTTTATTTTTGAAAGTGGAAAACATAAAATTGTAACAGAAAATGAAGCGTTGAAAGTATGGATTTATAAGACCTTAAAGACGGAACGCTGGCGATACCGTGTTTATGATAATGCCTATGGAATTGAATTAGAGCAGTTTATAGGTCGATCCACAAATAATGGTGATTCCGCTATTCAAGTTCAGCGTTATATTAATGAAGCTTTGTTAATAAATCCATATATTCAAAGTATCGATAACATCACTTTCACAAACGAAAGTGATGTTTTAGAATTTGCAATTGAGTTAACAACGATTTATGGAAATTTAACAGTATCAAGTTAAGACAGTTCCCACTTTTTGAGTGGGAGCTGTCTTAATTAAAAAGAAGGTGAACCGTATTGTTTGAAATGAAGTCAAAAAGCGATATTTTAACCGATTTAAAAGCAGATTTAGCAACTGTATCTAATGGTCAGTCTACAATTGAAGGTTCTTTCAATAGTGATATGCTGACGGCTAATGCAGTGGAATTTGAACAGGCTTATGCTGAAATGCAGCAGATGATACAGGCTAATTTTGCGACGACTTCATGGGGCGGTTATTTAACATCGAGGGCGGCTGAATATGGAGTTGTTCGAAAAGAGGCAACAGCCGCAACTGGAATTATAAATCTTGTGGGTACAGCAGGAGCAATGATTATTCAGGGCAGTCTTTTTGCAACGAGTCAAGGTGTTAATTTTTACACGACCGCTTTTGCAACAATCGGCGCCGATGGAACAGCTTCGATCAATATTCAGTCTAGTTCTACAGGTATAGTAGGCAATGTGGCAGCCGGACTCATTACAAAGATACCTATGAGTATCCCGGGCATTACATCTTGTAACAATATAACAGCTTGCCAGAATGGTTTTGATCAAGAAACAGATGCTGAGTTATTAGCAAGATACTTATTAAAAGTTCGTACACCTGCTACTTCGGGCAATAAATACCATTACCAGCAATGGGCTTTGTCGGTTGCTGGCATAGGGCAAGCAAAAGTTTTGCCTTTATGGAATGGCAATGGAACAGTTAAAGTCATTATTGTTGATTCCGATAATGCAACGGCAAGCGATACACTCATAAAGCAGGTAGGTGATTATATTGAGTCGGTTAGACCGATAGGGGCGACTGTTACAGTAACCAGCCCAGAACCGATTGCAATCAATATTATGGCAAAGATAACAGGTGTAGGTAATCAAGACAAAATCAAAGCTGCGGTCAATGAATATTTCAAAGCCAATGGTTTTGGTATCAATTATGTTTCTATCGCTCGGATCGGTAAACTATTGCTTGATTCCGGCATAACGGATTATGACGATCTACAGATTAATGGACAGATGGAGAATATATCATTGTCGAATGATCAATTGCCAACATGCGGGACGGTGGCTTTGAATGATTCTTAATATGCAATGGATGCGACAAAACAAGGTCAATATCCTAAAAAAATTGCCGGATTTTTTGGCTAAAGACACAAACTTTTTAGCTGTGGGTGATACATGCAGTACTGAGCATGAACGAATTCGATTACAACTACAGGATATTTTTCAACAGTTTTTTATTGAAACGGCTACATGGGGGCTAGCTTATTATGAGCAAGTATTAAATATTATATCGGGAGTAAACGATACTTATGATATTCGGCGCAAACGAATACTGTTGAGATATCAGAGCAATCAAACAAGTACGAAAGAATTTTTGAAAGCACTGGCGGCTCGATATGTATCAGATGATACTGCGATCAGCCTAAACGAGGATAACAAAAAATATAGTTTCTCAATTGTTTTCAAGGGCGGGGCAGTAATTGATTTATCTGGATTGTTTAATGCGATAAGTATTTATAAACCGGCTCACTTGGCATCGTGTTTTGTCTTTATGCGGGAAGTCGACAGTTCTATATCGATTGGCAGCGCCGGGGCGGTTGGCACAAGGCTTAAAATTAAACCGTTATTGAGATATCAGCCAGAGATTGATACTATCTTGGTCGTTGGCAATGTCTTGCATATTGCAAAGAAAATCATTATACAGCCGAATTCATTCAAGTTCTCGATCGATAATCAATACCAGTACAGCGGCATAACGCAACATATTGCAAAAAAAAGCACGGTGCAAGTCGCTAAACCTTCTATTAAAAACGATAATAGTCTGGGCTACATTGCTATGCCGATTAGTATAGGCAAAAAAATTACTATAACAGTACAGGAGTGATAAAATGGCACAATTTTCAGGAATGGTACTTACGAAACAAGGCTTGCAGTTACAGGCTAGAGCACAGACCGGAGCAGCACTGCAATTTAGTAAAGTAAAACTTGGTGATGGGACGCTTTCTAGTGGGCAATCATTGGATACAATGACCGATCTGATCAGTATAAAATTAAGTTTGGCAATTCAGAGTATGGACGTAATTGGCGACGGTACCAGTCGTGTCAGGGTTGCATTGACAAATGATGGACTTGAAACCGGCTTTTTTGTGCGCGAAATAGGGGTGTACGCTTACGATACCTCAGCAAAAGCCGATGTGCTTTACAGCGTATCAAATGCGGGCGATATGGCGGACTTTTTGCCTGCCGGCGGTGCTGAAACCGTTGTTGAGCAGATTATTGATTTAATTACAGTTGTAGGGAATGCTCAAAATGTTACAGCAGTAATTGATCGACATACAATGCTTGCGACACTCGAAGATTTTGGTGATTTAAAAGCAAATTTAAAATCTAATGATGCAGATAAAGGGGCATCTACTGTAGGCATAGCAGATACAAAGAGCAATTTTATTGGAACAACAGTTGAAGCAGCATTAAGTGAATTAGGATCAGATACATTACGTTATAAGGAGATTGCAACAACTGATTTAAACAAGATAAAAGATCTGGGATTATATTCTATTGCGGGAAACAATAATAATGTAAATTTTCCAGCGATTAAAGCAACTGATGGAATTGATCCTAAAATTTTTTGGACACATTTAGAGGTGTTAAGGGGGCCGTATCCAATACAAAGGCTTACTTATTTTTATCAGGGTGGTGGAACAAACAGTGATAATAATTACGGGTTGATTAATCGTGTCTATCAACGTGTGAATTTAAATTTAAGCAGTGACAGTTGGTCTAATTGGCGTGCTATTGATTAAAGGAGGAAATTTATATGGCGATTAAGTTAAATGATAACAAAAAAGGAATTACAAAAGATTGGTATATTAAGATTATGCATATAAAAACAGAAAATAAAGGAACGGCAATTGCTAGTTATGCTTTCTTTTCATCAGAAAGTCAAGCAAATGATATTGGTAATGCGATTGATTTGAAAAACATAACATTTCTTAATAAGGTAGGAATAGATATTTTTGAACAAGCCTATACAGCGATGAAATTGGAAGATGAATTTAAACAAGCAATAGATTGCTAAACAAAATTTTAGGGGTGTAATAGGCTATGGAAAAAGCTAATGATATTTTGGTATGCAAAAATGGAAAGAAAGTGGGCGCATTGTTTGAGTCGCTTTATGGCTGGTGGCTTGATCGCGATAGTAGCGATACGCAAAGAAGTAATAGACAAATACACCGGGCTTTTTAGGCCCGATATTTTAGCGGCAGTGATTATCTCGATCGGCATAATCACTGCTATTGTTTTGTGAAAATTTGGAGGTGCACATGAGTGATGCTGTAATTCAAAGACTTTTTAATAAAATTGATAATCTATCGGATCGTTTAGCGCGAGTTGAAACAATACTTGCTGAACGAGAAAAACATCAAACAAACATTACAAGTATAATCGCATGGATTGTAACTACGGGTATTGCAATATATGGTGCTATACATAATTAAGGGGGATGATGTGGTTTGGATGAAAAATTGAATACAGAAAAAATCGTCGGAATCGGGCTTGTTACAGCTTTGATGATGGCGATTTTTTTTGGACTGAATGAACTTGCAATGTCGATAGCAAGCGGCTTAGTTGGATATATGGGTGGGAAAGCAGAAAAGAGAGGATTTGATACAAATGACAATCACCGTAATTAAAGGCGGTAAGCCACTAACGGAAGCTGAAAGAAATGCAATTAGGAGAATCTTTCAAGAAAGCAGTTGCCCAAATGAAAGCTTGAAAAATTCCATTGAGGGATTTGTAAGTTTTGATGGACAGGTGTTGCGCCTTGATTCGTATGTTGGCGATAAATATGGATATCCCGAAGATTTATCAATTTAAAAATAAAATATGAAATGGGGAAATGAAGAATGGAAAGAGAACAGTTTGGTAAGGTTATAGCGGAAGGTATTGTTGAAACAGGTATTGAGGGCGGGTTTGATTCAGTATCGTGTTCGACTGCCGGAGACTATCCGTCAATCGGTGTAAGTCAATGGGAAGGCTTAAACGGTGGGCGGGGCGATACTCTTCTTTCGTATATTGATGGTGGTGATAAATTTATTGGTCGTACTTATAGCGAAATTATTAATGCGGGCGAAATACAAGACATTAAAGATTTGCTTGGCAGTGAACAAGGTCAGGCTGCACAATTGCAGATTCTTGCTATGGATTGTGCAGACAATTATGCGGATTCACTTATAGGAATCACAGCAATGAATCCAAACGGTGATATGTTAGAATTCAATGATTCGCGTGGTATTATTTATGCTGGAATGTGGTGTCCGACGTCTACGTATGTAGTTGGTTTGTTTATCAAAAATCGTATTAAACGCGGTTATGATGTGAATAATCTCAGTGTTTTGAGAGATTTATTTTATGATCAATATACGGATGCCGCGGGAGTTGGAGAAGCAAATCGGGCAGGTTATCAAAATCGTGCTCAAAATACGTATGACTATGTAAAAAATCTCAATCTTAGTGAATATGGAGTCATGGGATATTAAGAAATGTAATTAAAAAGTACACACAGGAAAGACAAAAACGGCAAATATTGAAATGGATCATGCTCATAGAGACCGATATTTGTCGTTTTTGTACATTATAAAAAGACAAAGGAGTTAATGGAAATGGAAGAAAATGAAAATTTGGAAGTAACAACAGAAGAACAGGCAATCGGCAATGGTGAAACTATCGTGGATAGCGAATCAATAAAGACGGATATTAAAAAAATGGAAGTGGCAATTGAACAATTACAGGCGGCTGGTTCTGATTTGTTTACAGAAGAAATCAAAAATCTGCAAATCAAAATTGTAAATGCCAAGGTAGAACTTGAGAACAAGCTAACAGCGGGTACTGAGGAAATAAAAGAAATCGAGCAAGGCTTTATCCAGAAGTATGGAGCAGGGGCGGCTCGTGTAGTTGAAATTGTCTTGCTGGTTATAATTCTTTATAAATTATTTTAAGGGGTGGAAAAATTGGATGAAAAATTTAAAGGTTATTTGCGTATCGGTAGTATTATTATTGCTACCGTTTTTATTTGTGCCGCAGGTTGGTTTTTGTTCAGA